AGATGTGTTTAAGGGACAGGTTGCATCCTCAGCCACGCCAGCCGTGGTATCGGCCTCGGATTCACCGGCAGCGGTTGCGCCGCCAATAGCCAAGGCGGACGGCAAGGCGCGGAGGATGTTTGTGCCGAGATTGACGGGAAGGCTTGCCAATTTTGCGACAGGCGCAGCCATGTACACCGGCATAGCAGCAGCAGTCTTTGTGAGTCCGGCAAGAGGGTATTTGTCGCGGTACTCGGCCTCAGCGCCCCGGATAAGGTCGCGGTTTTCGCGGTATGCTTTGGTTGCCGCATCCATGTCGCCACCGGAGCCAATGAAAGCGCCTGCGCCCTGAACGCCACCAGTCAACTCGTCAAGCCAACCGAGAGTCGGCCCCTGAAATGCCGATATGAACCCCTGCAACTCACCCGGCAACTGACGCCCGGATCGTTTGCCTACGGATTCCTGCGGCGCATCGTCCGAAATATCAAACCCGGATTCAGCCGGATCATCCTCAATCACGAATCTCGACATTACGGAATCCTCACCCAGTTTTTGCCGTCGGATTTGTAGCGCGTCCCGGTTTGGCGGTCGGTGGCGATCTTGCCAGGGTATTGCGATGCGGCAGGAAGGGAGGCGGCTTCGATCTTTTTGCCTCCTGCTGCTGCGCCTCCGCTGTATTTCTTGACGAGGCGCTCATAAGAAGCAATTGCGGAGTCAGCCGCCGCAATCTTCTCAGATGGCGACGAGTTGGGGTCATTCAACACGCCAGCGGACGCCATGAACACCACGCGATCACCTTCTGTTGCTGCGCCCGGAAGTCGCTCAACATATTTCAGCATGGCCCCGGAGATTTGCCGGATTGTGCCCTGCGCCTTTTCAATCTCGGGATTGCCAAAACCCATCCACGACTTTGCGGATTCAGCCTTCATTCCCAATGGACTGCGCAGCTTGGATAGCGCATTTTTGAGCGGGGCAATTGTTGCCAATGCGCCCTCAGCATCGCGCACCTCCTCGGTGATCTTTTCCTCTCTTGCGGCAACATTGCGGCCCCTTGCGCGCTCCTGCTCAAGTCGTGCAGCGTTTTGCAGGCGAATGCGCTCCTTCTCGGCCTCGGACACAACATCCAGTACAGCGCCGCGCTCTTGGCGTTGCGCCTGCTGGCCTTGCGAGTAAACCGTGCCTGGGTCAACCGCCACCGGGTAGTCAGAAACTTGCCGCCCCGTCTTTCCGCCCACAAGAAGGCGGCGATCACCCTGATTCACCTGCATCAGCGACTCGGCAGGGGTGTATCCCGTAATCGGTCGCGCCCCGCTTTCGCCGCCGGGCTGGATGAATACAAGCTCTCCAGTCGCTCTATCATAGGCAGGCATCAGCGTATTCCCGTACTGATTGCCACCACCCGACCGCATCGCCTTCATCGCATCGAACGCGCCTTGATAGTCGCCAGCACGAAACAGCGCATCAATGGAAGCGGAATACATGTCTTCCATGTTCGGCTGACGGCCAGCCACAGCCGGAGCCGTAACGCGGCGCTGTACGTCGAACAAAGGCTCAGGGCGCTGATAGGCAGGCGCATCCAGCATAGGGCCGCGCATCGGTGCAGGCTGCTGCGGCAGATTCCAATTGAAATCGGTGACTGCTTGCTCGGGCGTGCCTTGCTGAATCCGCTTGATGCTCTCGCCCATGTACTGGTCGGTCGCGGCCTCGCGTTTGCGCTTGCGGTTTTCGTAGTCCAATTTCAGTTCATTCAAGCGCAAAGCAAGCTCATTGGCCTGCGACGCCTGACGACGTTCCGTGCCGGTCAGGCCTTCGTAGATTGCCGACAGCGGGATGCGCGTATCCAGATTGACGGCCATGATCAGCCTCCTCCGCCTATCTTGCCAAACACCTGCAGTAGTTTCTCCATGTTGTCATCCACGGACCGGAACCCCTGAGCCTTTGCACGACCGGCTGCGACGTAGCTTGAAGCTCTGGCATTTGCGGCCTGCCCAAGGTTTTGCCCGTACTGATTGGAATAGTCGCTTCCAAGGCTTGCCAGTTGCTCGCCAGTCACCTGACCGGTGTTGGCCAGCCCGGACAGCATGTTGTATTGATTCAGGCGCTGCTGCATCCACCGGTTGTAGGCGTTTTGGAACTCATCGGACGCCATGCCTTGATTGACGCGGGACAGTTCGCGCAGGGCTGTACCGGAGTTTGTTAGGCCTCGCGCAGCCATCGCCCGGTCAGCGCCTCGGGTGGCCTCTCCGAGACGGAACTGATAGCCAGGGTCAGCCTCGAAATCTGCTGCGCCATACGTTCGCATCAGTTCGCCGCCCGGTTTTGTCAGGTTGGCCAACTGCGACAACGACGCCTTGCCCTGCTCCAGCCACGGCAATTGGTCAGCGCGGGACTGTTCGTACATGTACTTTTCAAGTTCATTTGCCTTGTTTGCGGCATCTACCTGCACCTCAGCCGCTCGTTTTGCCGCCTTGCGCTCAGCCCGTCCGCCTAAAAGGTCGCCTACAACGCCCATAAATCACCTCAATTCGTAAACTTGCGTTAAGCCCTGACAGCCAACCAAACGGAACCCGAAACGCTCAACAAACGCACGACCGGCAGCATGATCGACATGCACCTTGGTCTCTAGTCTGCCACATTTCCGCCAATGTTTCAGTACGCGCCGATACAGCCCCGGAGACGCCCACCGCCTGAAGTATTCCGGCTTGATGCAAACGTGCATTTTGTGTTCCTGCACCATGATCGCACCGGCCAACTCACCGCCCACAACGACCGGCCAGAAATCCCAGCCTGTCACCGCTGCCGTGAAATCATCCGCCGTGTATCCGTCCGGGAACTGCCAGGATGTGGCAGACCATGCGGCGGCGATGAGGTCGGCGCGAAGTATGCTCACTCCCTGATAAACCCTACAATTCTTGCATCAGGTAAAACATATTCACCCTCATCATCTCCAGTGATTTTGCGTTTTTCCGTTGCAATAATTGCATGTTTTTTCCCTAAATATTTTTTCCTCAATCGCTGGGCTTGACGTATTCCGTCATCGATATCATCAATGTCTATTCCAAGAGACGATGTTCCGCCCAATCCCTCGCCAGTATTTACCCCGTTATCCCACCTGAATGACTCGGGCAGGTAATCGCCTACAGATAGATCGAGATCGTCCGGGATAATCCTGTATCCATACACCTGATGACGCGCAGAGTCATCATAGTGGCTTGAAATCATTTTTTTGATTGCATCGAAGTCACTGTCGTTAATTTGTTCTTTTTTATACGCGGTCGTGTGCTGTTTTTCTGCATAAAGATCACCCGCATGGCTCGTGGTTTTTATGTCGCTGTATCCAAGATCGTTGTAATTCCTGATAACATCATCCGCCAGTTCTGGATTGTTTTTTATCATCTCTTGGGCTTTTGTTTTTGCGAAAGACCTGCCGCCCTTGTTGTCCGCGTCGAGTAATTCTCCCCATATATCAATCATTCCCGCCTGCCTGCTTAAGACTCTCGGTATCATCGCGTTTTCCATTGCCGCCCGTTGCGCCTGCGCCAATCTCTGAGACAGCGCATTGCCTGTCTGCATGGCTGACTTGTATCCGGTAAGCGCGCCCAACGCCGTAGGAACGGTTTGCAGCGTAGCGCCCGCCACCGGAGATGCGCGGCCAGCGTAATCAACGCCACGCTGCCATGTGCGCACCGGAGCACTGTTCATGGCCGACTGCGCCAACTCGCCAAGCATTCGCTGTTGGCCTTGACCCTCAGCCGTGCGCGGTTGGTATGTGAACGCATCACGTACCGCATCACGAGCGCCTGCTGCATCTTCGCCACGAGCCAGCGCAGCCAGTGACGCGAACCCGGCGACAGGCTCACCAATTCCTCCGGTCAGCATAGACAGCGCATTCTCGCCAAATCCACGCGACTGACGGTACAGGTCGGAGAGTTGCTGACGGCTCAGGGTGATGGGCATGGCCTACCTCACGTTACCTCAATACCTGACATGTGCATCACAACTTTGCTTGCAGTACCGGCCAGCGCCTGCACAAACGAGCCGGGCGGGATTGTTTTGCCGACAAGCTCCGGGCAGGTGTAGCACTCTCCTGCGCTCAGTGATTTGGCAGAGATAATGGTTTCATCCGCCGATGCCGTTCCGCCTGATGCGATGATGTAGACCGTGACAGTGACAGCCCCCGCGTCGGTGTTGGTCAGCGTGCAATTGTCGATACGCGCCGTGCAATTGGTAGCCGTGTAGTAGGTTGCCGCCGAGCCTGTCAGGTACTGCGCCGCCGTAAACTGTTTCAGGGTGACTGCCATAATAGCGCCTCGTCGATTCGTTTGTTGATCTCGCCCATGCTCGGCACGGGCGCAGGAATGATGTCAGGGGTGACGGTTTGGCGATGCGCAACCATCAGCGACAGTTGGTCAATTCGCTTTTGCATCTCGCCGACTCGTGCGCGCAACTGCATCAACTCGACACCATGCACGGATTTTGACAGTTCAGCCGTGTCCGCATTGCTGGATGCTGTGCTGGTAATAACGTCGCCGGACAGCTCATAGCTGCTGTCCTGCCCGTCTAAAATGGCGTGAACTTTTGACAGCCAGATGTACAGCTCCCGGTTATTCAGCAGGGATCTAGGCGGAGGCGGTAGTCTTCCAGCCATCAAATCACCTCAATGGGCCGCTGTTTGGGCGTCAACATACGCGCCTAAAATGACTGTTTTTACCGGGTCGGAACCCGATAAACGGAAAACTCTATCCCGACTGCATCCGAGCCGGGTTGCCGCAATCTGCCCAGACCTGACGCCCATTGCTCCCATGGACAATTCCCGTTTCATGCTCCATGTGTGGCCGCCGTCGTCAGACCAGTCAAGGTACATTTTAGGCGCAATGCCCTGACCGGACTCAATGCCGACGCCGCGCTCGATGTTGGCCACAAACTGCCGAAACAGGACGCGCTTGCTGTCGCTGATGATGCGCTGGCCGGTACGCTCCCAGACGATAGGCTCGCCCAGGTCGTCGTATGTTTCCAGGTCCAGCACCATCACCTGATTGCCTGCATTGTCACCAACAAGATTCAGCCCAAAGGCGTAGGCGTGACATGATGCCCTGTCTCGGCCACGGTTGTACGTACTGCGGACATGCCAAGCAAGGTCTGGATCGGCAATGCTGGCGTCGTAAACGAATGTTTTTTCAGCGAACGACAGGCAGTAAAAAACATGCCCATCCTGCTGATATGCAAACGCAGTAGCTGACGACAGGTCATAACCCGCCATCTCCGACTCAATGCCGCGATTACTGATGATTGTCGGCGTGTATTGGTCGGCACGATAAACTACACCTCCGCCGTTTCTCGTTCGCCCCAGCCATATAATACTGTTGTCTATTTGGGCCACGCTCATCGGAGCAATGCAACCGGCCTCAATCATCGCCCCATCGCGCCGCGCAAACGGGAAATCAGACGCGCCTGAGTTGTACCAAACCTCTGCGCGAGACTGGCACAAGACCCACAACTCTTGATGATCGGAGATAACGGCCACTATCGGATCAAACCCGCTCTCGGATTGCGCGAAGTCCAGCCCATCAATGGATAGCGAGTCAAGCCCGGACGTGATGAAAAGAGTGCGGGTATCAGCTTGGTGGAAAATGAAATATCCATCCTGATATGTAACAGTATTCGAACCCAGATAATCCACATCGCTGATTGATGAAACTGTGAATCCATCAGTCGACCATGCCGGGCCGTTATCAGCGATAACAATCGCCGATGATCCTGCTGCCATGCTGACCATTTCCCCCGATGACGTGATTGTGCCTATCAGCGTTGCGGTTCCCCCTGAATCCAGCCGATATACGTCATCATCGGACACGACTATGACTATTTCTCCCCACGCAATCATTCCGCGAATAGGGCCATCGCCGACAGACGCGAAAAGACGCTTCCCTGGAACCATGTACAGCGCGGCGCTCGTGTCCTTCTCGGCATTGTCAATCTCGATGTACAGGTTAACCGTTTGCTGTGCGGACTGGTTGACGCTGCGCCGTTTCGACTGACCGCCGATGAAGGGGATTTTCATACCGTGCCGCCCTTGATGGCGTTGACGTTTGACGCATAACCGCGACGCATCAGCAGCGGATCAAAGACGGCCTGAGGAATTTGCAGATTGGTGCGGCGAACAGTGGCCAGCGCCGCATCAGCAATGGCGATGATCTCCCGCGATACCGTCACGCCATATTCGGGCGCAATCTCACCGGCCAGATTATACCGGATGGCGCGCATCCATTCGGGCGGATAGGGCATTGTGTCGTTGAGCGTGAGATCGGCAGCGGGCGCGATCTTGTCCAGTACCAGCGTGCAGCCGGAACCGGGCGCAGGGTACAGGTGAATAGTGGCCAGCGGATAACCCGGCCTGATGGCGATGACTTCAGGGATTTCGCCGGTTGTCGTCTTGTCTGCAATGTCTTCATATTCGCCCAGCGTAATCACTTGCAGCGGATAGTCGATGCCGCCCTGCGTGATGTGAGCGGAATAGATGGTAGTCGGGCGAGTCGTATTGATGTCACCAGACGCGCCAATGGTGTACGTGCCGTCGCCGGAGGTCAGCGCAAACGAGGACTGCGGGACAGATGCGGAGGTGTAGCGGGATGCCGCCCACGATGCCAGCATCTGATTCATGGCGGTCAGCGCGTCATCGGCCTCCTCTGCGGACGGCTCATCAGCAGAGGAAATAACGCCGATTAACCGGAGCGCACCCTTGACCACATCACGCGCCGTCGTCATTTGCGGCCTCTCCGTTTCGGTTTCTCAGGTTCTGGCTGTTCAGGCTCGACAGGCTCAGCAATGGCAACGGGTTCAGGCTTGACGCACTCAACCCATCCAGCGCGCCGAAACATCGGTATATCTGCCGGTTGCACCACCTGCCAGCCGTGTTGCGGGTGCATCATGTGTAGCATGGCTGCATCCTAAATAAGCGCCATCCGTGGCAGGTGAATCAGTTGCTGGCGATCAGGCCGATGGTTTCCAGACGCGCCTCAACCTGGGCAAGACGAGCTTGCAGGTTCTGAATCACGTACAGCGTAGTGATCAGTTCGGCGGCATTGGCGAAACCGTAAGGGCTGGAGGCGGTGACGGCCTGGATGGCGTAGTCAGGCGTACCGGCAGCGTCGGCGATGGTCAGGGTGGTCAACTGGGCAGTCAGAGCATCACCCTGAACAACCGGAGTGGTGCCGTAGAAACCAACCTTGTCGGTCGTAGCGATGCCGATATTCATGCCCTCAGGGCCATTGTGACCGAGCGACTCGGGGGCTTGCGCAGATTGCAGGGCTGTATTAGCCATGGTGTATTACCTCTTAATTCAGTGCTGAATGGGGCTGTTTCCAGCCCCGGCGTCATCAGTTTGTGATGCGACAAGCCCACTCAGGGCGGAGCGCAGCCATGCCGTACAGAATATCAATACGGCAGAGCAGTTCGTCGTTCCGGATGTCGCCATCGAACCAGACACGCAGCGACAGACCATCCTGAACCCGGCGCGCACAGTTATGCGAACCACCCATCAGCGGCAGGTCAGCCGTGATGAACTGGAAGGCTTCTTTGTGATACATAAGGTTTTGCAGGTAGGTCGTGGACGCGCTGCCGACGAATGTCACGACTTGGGCATTGAACGCGGTCGTGGCCAGTTGTGCGCTGGCGGACGAGGCGACATTCTGGCGCGGGCCGGTCAGGTAGAT